CAGGAATCCATTATTCAACCTTCAGAAAGTGGATGCAAAAAGGCGAAACTGCAAAAAGTGGTAAGTTTAGGGAGTTTTTCGAGGCTGTAACGCGCGCGGAATATGAAGCGGAAGTTAGAATGGTTGCTTTGTGGCAAAAACACATGCCAGAGGACTACCGAGCTATCAGAGACTTCCTCGAACGGCGCTATCCAGACAGATGGGGGCGCAGGATGGATGTAAGGCAGGACATCAAGCAGGAGGTGCAAGGGCAGGTGACACAGAGGCATGAATACGATATTACGCACAGAGTTGAACAATACGCAGATGTCTACCGCCAGCTTGCACGACGAGGCGTATTATGCGGCGGTGATGCGGGCGACGATTCTGGAGAACCCTTGGATACCGCATGATCCGACACCTAAGCAGGCAGAATTTTTACTTATGCCGAACATTGAGGTGCTATTTGGAGGCAGTGCCGGCGGAGGGAAATCGAGCGCCTTATTAATGGCAGCGCTGCAGTACGTTGACGTGCCGGGCTATGCTGCTATTTTATTCCGAAGGACTTACACAGACTTAGCGTTGCCGGGGGCGCTAATGGACAGGGCGCATGAGTGGCTGCAAGGAACAGCAGCGCATTGGAGTGAGAAAAATAAAACATGGACGTTTCCCTCCGGGGCCACCTTGAGCTTCGGATATTTGGAAAGCGAAAACGATAAGTACCGCTACCAGTCGGCCGAGTTTCAATTTATCGGCTTTGATGAGCTTACACAGTTTACTGAAACCCAATATCGTTACTTATTCTCCCGGCTCCGGCGGCTGGAGGGTTCAAGCATACCGCTCCGGATGCGGGCGGCGTCAAACCCGGGCGGTGTCGGGCACGAGTGGGTTAAGCAACGGTTTGTCGTGGGGGACAAGCCTTTTGTACCAGCAAGCTTGGATGACAACCCGTATATTGACCGGGAAGAGTATATAAAAAGTCTGATGCACTTAGACCCGATAACCCGAGAACAGCTGCTGAAAGGGGACTGGACCGCAAGGGAAGCCGGCAATAAGTTTAAGCGGGAATGGTTTGAAATAGTGGACGACTTTCCTAGAGATGCCCGCATGGTACGGTATTGGGACTTAGCTGCCACAGAACCGAAGCCTGGCAAAGACCCGGACTGGACGGCAGGAGCGCTTATGGCTGAGAAGGATGGGATTTATTACATCGTTGACATTAAACGTACCAGGGCGACACCGCAGGGTGTGGAGAACCTTATAAAGCAGACAGCCGAATTAGATGGCAAGAAAGTAACAATCTACATGGAACAGGAACCTGGCAGTAGCGGGGTTAACACTATAGATCATTACCGGCGCAGAGTATTGGCCGGTTTTGCTTTTTATGGGAATAAAACAACCGGCTCTAAAGAGATAAGGGCAAATCCCGTTAGTTCAGCTGCTGAGGCCGGAAATGTGAAGTTGGTAAGGGGACCGTGGATAAACGACTTTCTTGACGAAGCAGAGATTTTCCCCAACGGCGCACATGATGACCAGGTTGATGCAGTAAGTGGTGCATTTGAGATGTTGGCGAGCAAGGTTGTTAATACGACAGGTATTGATCTTTTAAGAGGGGCGAGGATTTATGGCTAAACAGGGATGGCTAAAAAAAGCCGTTGGCGAAATATCAAAACTACGACAAAACATATTTGGACAGTTTGGCACTATCATTACTGGCCGGTGGGATGTGCCATATGTGCTGAACAGTAGCCGGGTTGACTATGAACTGGCCCGGCAGCTGTATCATAATACCCACGATGATTACAAGCTGGGTGCCGGGTTTGCCAAGCCTATCATAAACACTCTGGCTGGATTCATGGGTGTCCCTCGCTTCCGAACCAAGGATGAAGAGGCCCAAGAGGTGTTGGACGAGCATGTTAGCCGCTGGGTAAGCCGAATGCAGCGAACTCACCAGCTGAGCTTGCGAGACGGGGACTGCTTTGTGATGCTGGCAAACCTGGAGAACGATGACCCGCTTTATCCAGATAAAAAGAACCGCATTGACTTTATTATTATTCCTCCGGAGCAAGTCGCTGACATTGAAGTAAACCCAATTACTAGAAAGCCAGAGGCATACACAATACAAGCACGGGCTAAATGGGACAAAGGGCAAAGAGAATACACCGTAACTCAAAAGATTATGGCCAATAGAATTGCGGTCATTGTAGAGGGAGATGCGCCGGAAGGCCTGACCAGTGAAATACGGCCTAACCCCTGGGGCTTTATCCCGATTATTCATTTTAAGAACGAGCCGGAGGAAACGGAACTGTTTGGCACAAGCGAATTGGAGCCGATAGAGCCATACCTGAAAGCCTATCATGACGTGATGCTTCATGCTATGCAGGGAAGCAAGATGCACTCCACTCCTAGGTTAAAGTTGAAATTGCGGGATGTGCAGGCCTTTTTGCAAAACAACTTTCCGGAAGCTCTTAAGGCAGTACAGAGGGGCGAACAGGCAAACATTGACTTAAAAGGCCATGAGTTGCTTATATTTACTGATGAAGAGGATGCCAGCTTTATCGAGGCTCAGTCAGCAATTGGTGATGCAGAAGCTTTATTGAAGCTTCTTTTTTATTGCATTGTGGACGTTTCCGAGGTCCCGGAATTTGCTTTTGGCGTGCATACACCGTCCAGCCATGCCAGCGTAAAGGAGCAGATGCCGCTTTTAATCCGCCGGGTAGCGAGAAAACGTGAAATGGTAACCGAAAACTGGCAGACCCTGGCCCGGATGCTCTTGGTTATGCATAGCAAGATTACCGGAAAGAAATTCGAGAGCTACGAAGTGGGAATCACCTGGGATGCGGTAATTGAAAGAGATGAGAAAGAGTATGCCGACACCATCAATACCCTGGTAAATGCACTTAACACGGCCTTGTTTGGAGGTTTTATCAGCCTGGATGCTGCTGTGGATCTGCTGGCTCAGTACATTGACACCATGCAGGAATATGCCACAGATGATCCGGAATTGCCGGGCGAAAGGGAGAGAATTATAAAATCCTGGATCATGCGCCGCCGGTTGGAGGACGGAGAAGGGTTGGAAGAGCAGCGGCAGGAAATTGAGAGGGAGCTTGAAGACTGATGACTCGGGAAATAGACGAAATCAAAGACGCTGCTGGCGCTTATCGCAAATGGGCACTAGAGTCCCGGAAAAAGTATATCGAGTTAAGGCTACGCCAAGACCCCGAAATACGCAATCTTTATATTCGGGCCGCTGATAGAGTGGCAAGGGAACTGCGAAAACTGGCCCTGAAAACACCGTCAAGTTATCTCAGAAAGCGGCAATTAGAGGAACTTGAAGCAGCGCTTCGGGCAGAAGCGGACCGTTTAACTGGCAATCTCACTAAAGCATTCGAGCAGTACATTGAGCAAGCTGTTGAAGCCGGCGGAGGATACAGTCAAGCTATTGCACTAGACATGTTTAAGAAAGCGGGCATTGACACCGCTGGCCTGCGGACAATGTTTGCCACAGTAAACCGCCAGGCGGTGGAGGCTTGCTGGGCGAGGACAAAGAAAGGACTGTTCCTGTCGGACCGCATCTGGGAGCAAGGAGAAAACTTCAGGAATGCCATGCGGGATATCATCCAGGAAGCCGTGGCCACCGGTCAAGATGCCGTGAAAACAGCTAGAATGCTCCAGCAGTATGTCAGGCAAGGAGCGCAAACTCTAGCTAAGGATTATCCTAATATGATGAAACGGATGAAAGGGCGTATTCCCGGGGACATCAGTTATGAAGCTTTAAGGCTGGCCCGGACAGAAATGACCGCGGCCTTTGGTGAGGGAACCATAGCAGCGGCAAGGGTCAGCCCAAGCTATATCGGCATGAAGTGGGTGCTTTCACACAGTCACCCGGTGGTTGACATTTGTGACACCCTGGCTGAGCATGATGAAGGTCTTGGACGAGGTGTGTATTCTCCTGGGGATGAGCCGCCTATGCCCGCACACCCGAACTGCATCTGCACTCTGGTTCCAGTGCACGAAGAGCCGGAAAAGTTTGTGGAAAGATTGAAGAAATGGCGGGATGATCCAAGTAGCGACCAGGAGTTGGAAAAGTGGTATAACGATATATATAAAGTTGGAGCAAAAACAGGTAAATCTGTTGCGGTAGGAAAGACGAAAGATTTTACACCAGATGAAATAGCTGGGGTAAAACGCGGCAAACCGATGACGAGAGATGAAGCTAACAAAGGCAGACCAAATCCTAATTATGAATTGAACGAAGCGTATAAATCGAATTGCCAATCCTGCGTTGTAGCTTACGAAGCAAGACTACGAGGATATGATGTTATGGCAAGGCCATATGGAGCAGATGATATAATGGATAGGCTGGCAACACATACTAATTTGGCATGGATTGATCCATTAACCGGGGAACATCCGGAATATATATACGATGACAAAATAGACACAGCTAAAAAGTTTTTAAAATTTCTCGAAGAGAAGGTGGAGAAAGGTAAGCGGTATACGTTGCAGTTTAGTTGGAAAGGGAAGTCAAGAATGGGTCATATAGTGAGTCTGGATAGAGATGAAAATAATTTATTACGTATATATGACCCACAATGCGGGAAAACTTATTCAGGCGATATTGTTGGAAGGTATTTGCAACAAATTAAATATGTCCAAACAGTACAAGGCGTTAAAATGCCTACAAGGCCAAAGATCATGAGGATTGACGATAAGGAATTTAATTTAGACGTTGTGAATAGGGTATTGGAGGGAACAAAATAAATGGACAAAGCTGTTATAGTACAGTTTGCTAAAAGCAAAGGGTATTATCATGTAATATATAACGGCAAATGGAGAAGTTACGATGTTTATGAACCGGTATTCCAAGGGAATGAGGTACATTATGTGGGTCCGCCTCTAACTATATTGGTGAAAGGCGATGAAATAAGGATGTCTACAGTAGAAGAGGCATTTGAAATTTTAGATGAAATGGAAACAGAAGAGGAAAGGAGGTGAGAGAGTGCCAGAAAAGTTCACGATAACCGATACCGTTAGCACAGCAGACTGGGGCAGCGTGGACAAATCACGTATCTGGCGGATGTTAAAGGCTGGCCTTGAGGAAGAAGTAGAAGGAATCGCAGCCG